TTTCGATCTTCATATGCATCCTGTGCATTTTATTAGCTTTAGTCATGTGAACTCCTTTCAAGAGTTGTTAAATTATACTACGAAAGGCAACCTTGATTGCCCTTGCTAGTTTAATCTATTTATTATGCCCAGATTTTATCCCAATCAGCGATAGTCATCCCTGTCATAAGGAACTCACGCTCGTCTGCATTAAGCATAGGAAAGGCATCCTGTATTAGTGCGCCTTCTGACCATGAAACATAGCAATCATCGAATACCATTTGATCCATATCGAATGTTCTGCAGGTACTTTCACCAGTGATAGGTGATGGTTTACATAAGTGTATCATTTCTTTCTGCTTTCTTCTCTTTGAGTTATTACATCAATGTACATAAATACACAGGCGAAGAATAGTATTATACTCGGTATCATAGTGAACTCCTTTCAAGAGTTTTGATTAATCTAAAGGTACATATAAGAATAGGCACCAAGCAACAGAGAAGCCGAAGCAACCCATAAGTATTGTAAGTTCTAACATTTGTCATATCCTTTCTAGATATCTTATTCTTTCTAAATCTGGCCCCTGTGGACAGATTGCTGACTAGTCACACACACCACTACATGAGACTACAAGACCTACAAGACACCAAGAGATACTATGTATGTGTCTAATCTGATGGAGACTTATAGATCTAAGAGAGTACTATAAGATAGATAGGTATATATAGTAACCTAAGGGAGGGACTGGAGAGAGCTCTCCCTATAAGGAACTTAGAGAATGATACCATCCTGCCAGCACCTCTTACAGTCTCTTACAGTACACCACTAATCACGCTAGTACCTATGCAACACAGCCTCTTAGAGCCTCTCTCAGTACCCATAAGACCTCAGGGGTCTCTCACAGTACCCCTAAGAGTGTAACCTACTGAGAGAGCCTCTAAGAGAATAGGGGGGTACCAAAAGAAAAGAGGGGTATAGGGGAATAAATAGGTTTTCTTAGGCTTTCTCTCAGCTTCCCCCTAACAATACTGAGGGTACCCCCAAATCCTCACAGATTCCCCACCAATCATAAAAATATTACAGATATTTCTAAGTCCCTTATAGGGACAATAGAGGATTTACTATGAACAATAAAGAGATATCGCTTCTTATCAAAGAGAAAGAGAAGCGTAATAAGCTTAAGGGGTACGAGGGGGACTTCTCTTCCTTTGCCAAAGAACAAATAAAAATAATAACTAAGGATACTAGTTTAGGGTTTATACCCTTTGAGTTCAATGAGTGTCAGGAACGTATTACAGAGGCACTGGATAAGCAGTATAGGGAAACAGGTAGGGTTAGGGCTATTATACTAAAGGCTAGACAGCAGGGTATCTCTACGTACTGTGCTGGTAGGGTCTTTTGGAAATCATACTTCTCTCCCCACTCCCGTTCTGTGGTTATGGCACATGACTCTGCTACATCCGATGCACTATTCAGTATGTCAAAGAACTTAATTAGGAATATGGAGGGGGACTTAGTACCAAATGAGATCACCTCTAATGCTAAAGAAATTAAAATTAATTCTCCTGCTTACAAAGATAGGGACGCTGTTGGCTCTTATCGTCTTTACACTGCTGGTTCGCCTGAAGCCGGACGAGGCACAACCCCAACAATCGCACATCTTTCGGAGATCGCCTTCTGGACCCACGACGAAAAGATCCTTGCTGGTTTATTCCAAGGGATCTCCCAATCTTCAGGAACGGAGGTTATACTAGAATCAACTGCTAATGGTGCACAAGGAGAGTTCTACAGGCTCTGGAAGGGGGCTGTAGCTGGTGAAAATGAGTACCTACCTATTTTCCTACCTTGGTTTATAACCCCTGAATACAAACGTACAGCACCTGAAGGTATGGAGTTGACAATTGAAGAAGAAGAGATAGTAGATAACTATGGGTTAGATGTTGATCAATTGTACTGGAGGCGTCTGAAGATTGCTGAAGGTGGTAAGTTGAAGTTCCAACAGGAATATCCTGCCACTGCTGACGAAGCATTCATTGTGTCTGGAGCTAATGTTTTTAATATTGAAAAACTAAACTCTCTAATCCCTAGGCCAGAGCAAAGGCGTAGCGATTGGGACCCAGCAAGTAAGATGTTTGATGAAAACAGAGAAGGTAACTTAGGCATATATGATTTCCCTAAGTGGGAAGAACCATATGTCATAGGTGCAGATGTATCCTTGGGGGTAGGTCAAGACTACAGTGCTGCAGTGGTTATGAATAATAAATATGAAATTGTAGCTGTGTATCGTAACAATAGGATTGACCCAAGTATGTGGGGTGAGTTGCTATTTTATCTAGGTAGGTATTATAACAATGCATTCTTAGCTGTTGAGTCTAATTCTATGGGTATTGCAACTCTACAGAAGCTAGAACAGATGGGCTATCTTAACTTGTATAAACAAACCAAGATGGCTAATGTGTCTAATGAAGAGGGTCTTCGTCTGGGATTTAGAACAACATCTGCATCTAAACCAGTCATCATAGGTAACCTAAAGAATCTAATTGACAATGAGGATATTATGATACCCTCACCTATACTCATTAGGGAACTTAAGGATTACATCTCCACTGCAAGTGGTAAAACTGAAGCCGCTCCGGGATGTTGCGATGATACTGTTATTGCCCTTGCTATTGGTGCTGAAGTATTACGAACACATTGGGATCGACTAAACACAAGGAACATATCATGGAAAGAAAGGATCTCGGATTGGGAACCAGACAATACAAACTGGATATGAAAGAAGACGAAGAAGACATATTCTACGAGGCTATATTAGAGTATTGGCTTGAAGGTAAGATACCATCACACATGGTTTATATAAATCACTGTGAGGAAGAATTAGAAGTAAGCTATGGTTATGCATAGTATTCTCTAAGTTCCTTATAGAGAATAAAGATTCCTGCATTGTCCTCATAACGCGCTGGTGGTCGCGGCAGGTAAACCACCAACTAATTAAACAGGGGGGAAGTATAATGGCTAACAAATTAAATGACAGCTCTGAATTTACAATACCCTTAAAAAACTTATTGGGTCTTATAGCAGGTACAGCGGTAGCTGTTTGGGCCTACTTTGGTATAATGGAGCGATTGTCTTTTATTGAGAACACTCAAGAGCAGACAATTACAGGCGTAAAAAAGAATTACAATTGGATAAGTGCGTGGAAACCACCAGCATCTGTTCAGGAAAATATTAAAAGGGTTAGGGCTATTGAATTAGAAATGGCTCGTATGCAACTTAAAATACAATTTCTATTATCAAGAGGTAACTAATTTATGATTAAATTAATTGATTGGCTTGAAAAATTAGCAAATAAGTATACTGATAACCATACACCTAACTACTTAAAAGGTAAACGACAAGGAGATTAAAATGGCTGCAGGAACAAAGCATTACTACAAAGATGGAACAGAATGTAAAGGACCAACACATAAGGATGCAAAAGGTAAGATGATGTCTGGTGCTAAGCACACAGCGAGTAGCAGATTTGTATTCCACAAAAAAGACTTATCACCCACAGCTAAGAAGAAAGCATCATGAGGAAATACATTAAACGCATCATGTGCGCAGTGTTGAATCGTGAGTGCCCTTGCACTAAGTGTGAATGTTAAAAATCGTCTGGCACTAACGTAAAGTGCTACGCCACGAGGTCTCATGACCTCACTCGTTACGTTGTTTTGCAGATGGAATTTCGCTACCGTGTAGTCTGGGTATCAACCAACTACAGCTGAACACTGGGCAGGCGTCTAATAGAGGCCCCCTCTCATAGAAGAAGGGGTCTCTATTTACAAATTATAATAATAGGGCATAGTCCCAAGTTAGTTAGTTAGACCCACGGAGGGAACTATGCGCTTTATAGAAAATAGCTTAGAATCAAAAAAAGAACCTAAACCTAAAAAGAAAGAAACATCTCCTGTTAAGGCTGGTAATAAAGATTATGATTATACCAACTTAGAGGAAACAAAGAAGATACTTACAGGCAGGGGTTCAGTATAATGAAAAAAAATGGATACAAAGAAAAGGTCTCTGATGAAAGCTTAATCAACTTGATTGAGTATGGAATCACAGGATCTACAGGTGAGTGGTTAAACTCATCTGACATGACACTAGAGCGTCAGCGTTCTACTTACGAATACGCGGGGGTTGCTGTAGATCACCTTGCTCCTCAAGGTGTTTCAAGTATTGTTGATACGTCAACCACTGAAACCATTGAGGCATACACAGCAATACTCTCCGATCTGTTCTTAAACAACGGAAAGCTGGCTAAATTTACACCATATGATAACAATCCCGGATCTTTTAAAAGTGCTAAAGACGCATCTATGCTTACAAATTATGCTATATTTAAACAGAATAATGGGTGGGAATTAATCCAAACATGGATAAAAAGCGCACTATTGTGGAAGAATGGTATTATCCGTTGGGATTACGTAGAAGGTTTTGATTATGAGTTTGAAGAGTATGAAAAGATATCTCAAGGTCAATTAGATATCCTCCTTGCTGAAGAAGGAGTTGAAATCATTGGTAACCTAGAATATGAAAATGATCTAGGAGAGTTAAACTTGGAGACAGGTGAACAAGACGCTGAGTTAGTTTATGTAGATGTTCGTATTCGCAGGAAGAATGATAACTCTCGTGTTAAGATTGAGAACATACCACCAGAAGCTTTCAGAATATCACGCGATGCTAAGAGTATTGATGATTCAAGTTTCGTAGGTATCCAAACAATACTGACTCGTTCAGAGATCCGTAAGATGTGGCCTGATGTTGCTGATAGCATTGGCGAAGATGAATGGGATGAACTGGGTGACGATAGTATGTGGGATGGCTATGGTAGCTATGGTCAAGATGCTGCGGCAAGAAAGTTGGTAACAGGTCAAAGCTACCTTCAGGGTATGTCAGAAGACGTTACTGAACTAGAAGCCAATCGAGAAGTCACAATCACAGAGTGTTGGATTAATGTTGACAGAGATGGGGATGGTGTTGCTGAACTTAAGCATATCATCTCAGCTGGAACTACAATATTATACGAACAAGACATCGATATGATTCCTCTTGCTTGTCTATCACCAATTGATATCCCATATGAATTTTATGGTTTATCTATTGCAGACTTCACACGATCCTCTACACTTGCATCTACCGCAATCTTGCGGGGGTTTGTTGAAAACACATACTTAACAAACTACTCACCTAAACTTGCTGACCCAAATGTTGTAGATTTTTCTGCACTTCAAAACATGAAGCCAAAACAAATCATACCTACAAATGGTAACCCTAATGGGGCTGTCTCATCCCTTCCACCTGAAGCGATAAGTACAGGCACTGTACCACTACTAGCACACTTGCAAACTATTAAAGAGCAAGCAACTGGTATGTCCAAGGCTGCACAAGGTCTTAATGATTCCTTGTACGTGTCTGGTAACAGTGAGCAAAAGTTAGCAGCAGTTCAATCAGCATCTCAGAAACGTATTCAGCATATTGCTAGGCGATTTGCAGAAACTGGTATGAAGCGTTTGTGTACAGGTGTATATAAAACAATGCGTAAGGCTTTAAAGAATAACTCTAAGTTTAGCTACCAAGGTGCTTTCTATGACATCGATGTAATGAACCTTCCATCTCGTATGGATGTAGAGATTTTCTTAGACATTGGTGAAAACTCTAATTCAAATGAGATTAAGAAACTAGAGATGATTGGCAGTAAGGTACTACCAGCTCTTAACAGTCAAGGTCAAGGTATTGTGATTCGTCCAGATGCCCCAGCAGTTCTTGCTACTAAACTTATAGAAGCTATGGGTGTAGATAGTAACGACTACTTAGAAGACTATACTACTGAAGAGTTTAAAAATAAAGCAGTAAAGGCTGTGACACAACAATCGGAGAAGGTACAGAAAGATGGACAAGTTGCACAACGTAAGCTTGAAGCTGACGCTTCTCTCGCAGAAGCTAATGTCGCATTTACTAACTCTCAATCTAAAAACACGGCTGATGACAACTCTAAACAGTTGGCTATCGCGATAGATAAACACTTCCAACAGTGGGCTGAGCTTGAAATAAAAGCACTTAAAGAAGGATTACCTATACCTGTAAGACCTGACTTCAGTCAGATTGTAGAGACTGCAAAGTCCATGCTGGAAGAAAAGCCAGCTCAACCTGAGATGATGCCACAGGGTATGCCACAGACTGGTATGATGCCACAACAATAAATAATACGGAGGACAGTGAATGTTCGGATTACCACTAGAACTAATCACGATGTTACTGTCCACCGTCTTAGGTGGGGTTATGTCAATATGGGGTCAGAGTACTAAGAATAAAGCTGAGCAACAAAAACTATTAATAGCTGGTCAACAAGAAGCACGAGAGCATGGTTCTAAGGATATTCACTTTGCTTGGACAAGAAGGATAATAGCACTTGCTGCTGTATTCTCTATTATTGTATTACCTAAACTAGTTGCTGTTTTCTACCCTGAGGTTCCCGTATTTGTAGGGTACACTGAGATACAAGGTGGTTTTTGGAATTTCTTATTTGGACCAGATAGTCAAATCATCTGGCAATCAGCTAAGGGATTTGTAATAACACCATTAGACACACACATCGTTTCGGCTATAGTCGGACTGTATTTTGGAGCGGGGTTTACAAAATGAATAGTGAAGGCACAGATAAGGATTGGCGAATGTCTAGCTCAATCCCCTTAACATTTGTACTGGCAATAGTTTGTCAGACTGTAGCTTTGGTGTGGTTTGTATCATCACTTAATAGCTCTATTGAAAACAATGCTCGTGAAATCGTAAGACATGAGACTAGAATAATTGCACTTGAAACTGTAGTTCAAGCCCAGTCTATAACTATGGCTAGGATAGATGAGAACATAAAATCTATACGTATGATGATGGAAGATATCAGAAATAGGGGGAAGTAAATGGACCCTTTTACAGTAATGGCAGCTGCCACTACAGCTTATAATGGGATTAAAAAAGCAATCTCTGTAGGTAAAGAAATTTCATCAATGGGGTCTACTCTATCTAGTTGGTCTAAGGCGGCAAGTGATTTAGATTTCTTAGAACAAAAGTCTCAGAAACCCCCTATGTATAAGATGTTCTCTGACACACAGTCCAACGCTCTTGAGTTGTGGGCTCAGAAACAAAAACTAAAAGAAATGAGAGAGGAACTTAGAAGTCATATCTCATTTGTGTACGGTCCAAGTGCTTGGGATGAGATCGTAAGGATAGAAGCGCAACAGCGTAAAGAGCAACGAGAGTTAGTGTATAAGAAAAAAGAAGCTTTAGATAATCTTATAAATGCTTTAATGATAGGCGTTATATTATTAGCAGGGGTCGGCGCTATAATTGTTGCCATGTATCTTATAGGCTCTAAACAGGGAAAATTTTAATAATGTCAAGAGAAAAAGATCCAAGACTTGCAAGAGTAGGTGTATCTGGTTTTAATCAACCTAAGCGTACCCCCAGCCATCCTACAAAGTCACACGTTGTTGTGGCAAAACAGGGTGAAACTATAAAGACTATAAGGTTTGGAGAGCAAGGAGCATCTACAGCAGGTGCCCCTAAAGCTGGTGAGTCTGATAGAATGAAAGCTAAACGTGCCAGCTTTAAAGCAAGGCATGGTAAGAACATAGCTAAAGGTAAACTTAGTGCCGCATATTGGGCCGACAAGGAGAAATGGTAATGGCAGCAAAATCACCTAAGCCTAATAATCCAGCTCTTTGGTCCAGAGTGAAATCTGCAGCAAAGAAGAAATTTAAAGTGTACCCATCCGCATACGCAAATGCTTGGGCTTCTAAGGAGTACAAGAAACGTGGTGGTGGTTGGAGTGGGCCTGACAACCGAGTATCTAAATCATGAAGAAAAAAGGAGGTTTAGGTAAATGGTTTGGCGAAGAGTGGATTGATGTTAAGACTGGTAAACCCTGTGGTAGAAAAAGTGCCAAGGGTAAGTCTAAACGGGCATACCCTGCTTGCCGTCCCAAGAGCGTAGCTTCTAAGATTACTAAAAAGGAAGCTGCAAAAAAGACTGGACCTAAGAGGGTCAGTTGGTCTACAACAGCATCTGGTAAAAAGAGAACCAAATCAACATAAGGAAATACAATGGAAAAATATCGAGCTTCAGCTGAGAAGGTGCTGAAGGGTATACATCCCGATCTGCAAGCTAAAGAAGCATTATTGAAAGCAACATTTGCAT